AGTATCGGGTGGCATTTCAGATGCTTCGCCGGAACGCTTGACTCGAAAATCGGCCCCGCCTTGGCCGCTTGCATTCGCCTCTTGCTCTCCGCAGCCCGGACACCTACGAAAGCGAGGCGATGTTTCTTGCAAACCTTTTTGATTGCATCGAAGAAAAATCCCTTTTTTCCGAACTGCTTACTGGATTGTTGTCCGATAACGTCAAAGGCGCTTACCGGGGATTCGTCAACAATCAATTCGACTCCGAGCTTTTCGCATGCCTCTTCGCACGTCTCCCTCGTCCCGGGGAAGCTTGCATCTGAAAGGTGCACCCACGCCGGAAGGGATTTCCCACAAACACTAGCAACAACGCCAAGCATGGCGATGGAGTCCTTCCCGCCACTTATTGCCACGTACCCGTTGCTCTCCTGAGCGAGGGCTTTCTCAACGATCCGCTGCGCCCTGAGCAGGCTACGCTTAAACTCATCCGTTTTTGCGTACATCTTCCCAAGCATTAACGGTTGTTGAATGTTCTTCTCATAAATCAAAGAATCCCTCCTTTATCTCTGCCTGGCTCGGGAGCAAGTAGCACAGGAACTTGTAGAGCGGAGAAAGGTACTTATCTTTCCCCCAAGAGCGCAGCTCTTCCCAATAGGTGAGCCCAACTTTTTTCAGCGTTGGGGCGTAAATGCTCATCTCCTCCAGGCTCGGGCGGCTAATTCCCCGCTTCATAGCTTCAAGCATCACGCCCCACCAGTCGTTCAGCTTCTCTCGGTTTGAACAATCCACAGTAACGTTCTCGAATCTCCAGATGCACTGGCTCCCGGAATTGACCGGAGCATGTAGCGCTCCATGCTTCTTGTAACTCGTGGTGGCGTAGGCAGCCCATCGCTTTTCTGTTGGCTCCCATCCAATGACCGTATTCCTCACGCCCTGACGGTCAAGGCGCTTGAATCCGAAATCTTCCGAAGCTATCCAGGAACTCATTCTTGCCCACTTATATTTCATGGTTACATATGCGTCCAAGCCCACGAGATCGGATGCAGGACACGCCAAAAGATCAAGGTTGGTGAAAGCAGCTCCGATAAGCTCTTTCCTCGGCACGCATTCTGTTTCTTGGCCCGTAACGCAACAAACCCCACGCTCCGTCTTGGCAGGAAAAACGGGGCACTCGGAGGTGCCCCGGATCGCTTGTGCTATGAGTTCGACGGCTGTCATCAGAAGTCTATCCCGTCGTCTTCGTTGGAGATTTCCCCGGACTTGATCGGAGAAGATTCTGTTTCCTTGTCCAGCGCCCCAACCTGTTTCAAGAGGTCGAGAATGGTTTCCCGATTTTTCTCCATGTGCTCAAAATACGCTGTAGGATCGGGCTTGTTGGATATATTGATTTTGACTTTTCCAAGACCCCGATTTGAACATGCGCCAACATATCCATATTTTTCGATGAGATCCAGCCCATGCCCCAGACACGCCATTTCAATCTCCGTGATATGCCCGTTGTAGTCGATCCCACCGGACAACCTTGTCCCGATTTTCAGGCACTCGGTGTTTGCGATCATGCCGTGATGCTCCCCCTCTCCGGGATTCTCCAGATCGTCCCGGCGTGTAAGGAATACCCACTCCATCAGAGAGCTTACGTCGATGTCGCCGTAGCCCCATTGCTTGCAGTGCGGACGGTAGTCTCCGAACTGTGCCCTGCCTCCAAGAATCCTGCGTCCCATGGCGGCCCCGAGAAGGCTTACCGGAGGCGCTGCATCACGCACCTGGGAAACACCGTCAATGCGCTCAGCTCCATTTTTCCCCATAAGCTCCATAAGGGCTTTAGCCTTCCCGCTATCATCAAGGGCGCCGCCAGCGTAGAGAGTGTGAAAAAACCAGAGAGAAACGGGAGGGTTTTTCATGTTCGGAGTAAGCCCAAGTCGAATCAGGTAGTCATTTGCAAGAAGATCGCGCATTTGCCCTCTAAAGGCGTTCCCGGCGTAGAAGGGCAGCTCAAGCACGCTGTTTTCGTCTGACAACACCTGCATGCGCCTGAAAAGGGTGGCGTTCCCGGCTTTGGTCTCTGCTCCGTGAGAAAGCGGAGAGAGACATTCCATCGTGATCGGAATTGTGTATTCCGGCACCGCAGAGACTACGCCAGATTCCGACGAGGCCATTTGCACCTCAATGCTCTGGATAGACTCTTCATAATCCTCCTTCTTCATGATCGTGAGGATTGCGGCTATCTGGTGGTACTTTCTGAGCCAGCTCAAGATGCGTGGTGCTTCGGGACTGTTCGCAACCAAAAGGAACCCCTTTACAGTCTCACCAGAGAGCATTTCACGGCTTGCTTCCACAATGCTTACGAGTCGGTCTCCGAAGGCCATAAGGTTTGGCTCTGACAAGGCCCGAGCAATCTTGTCAGCAAAGAAATCGTTGAAGTTTCTTTTTGACATTTGCGTTGACTGCCACCGCACCAGCCGGACGTAATCCATAACGACTTTCAAACTCTTCATGCTTGAATCATCTCCTTTATTTTTTCCATAACACGAGTATAGCAAGCGCACCATGCGAGATTAGGACGCTATTTCTCCTTTATTGAGACGGATTTTCCCCATCATGTCCTCAACCTCCCGATCCACGATGGCGGCCCATTTCTCAACCCCGTGACGCTCGATCCCCCCCAGGTGCCAGGGTATCTCTATCGGCTCCATGGGGCGTAGTTTCTTAATCGAATAGTAGTTCACAATCCCGCCACCATCCCGGAAGAAGGTTTCCGCTGAGAACTGAGAAGTGGAGTATTTCATTCTGTCGCAGATCACGGCAGACACCGAAGCCTGCGAAATGCCCGTGGCTTCGGAGAGTTCTTTCGCCGTTGCCGGGCGGCCCATGGCGGCGAGAGCGTCAAAGATTCGTTGGGTTTTGGTCATTCTGCGAATCCCTCCCCGGACAACTCTTCTCCCGGCACCGATCGCAATTCGGCCCGGCATTGGCAAATACGAAAGGCGCAATAGCCATGCAAAGCTCCCACATGTTTCTAGCCAGCTCCCGAATCTCCCACTGCGCCCGAAGGCAAAGTCGAAGCTCGAAAAAGTGGAGCAAGGCCCGGAAATTGGCGGTTACAATGAGATCCGTCTGTGCGGCATTGGGGAGGATATACCTGGCGTCTTCCTTCGGTATGCCGTCGGAAATCATGGCCTCATACGCGTTGTACGCTGCCTCGATTGCGTCTATCATGCGCTCATCCAGCCCCTCGGGGATCATCACCTCCTTGCGGGAGCATCCGGTGTACCTCTGGGAGACTTGGGAATAACTCCAGCCTATGCGGTGGCGCACGAGCTGGTGGGACGTTACCCGGGATATCCCCTCAATCCGAAAGGTGGCGCTGGCATGTTCGAAAATAGACAAGTGCCCTGCCTCTAAGCAATGGCGGAGCACCTTTTCGGAAGGTTCGGAGCGGTAGCAGATTGCCGCCGCTTGAGCACAGATGGCTTCTGGGTCTGGGGTGTGGGTTAGGAGGGTGAGGTTCATCTCTTCCTCCTCCTCACATCAATCTCAACCCACCTGTTCCGTTCATACTCCCGGCCTGATATGAACGCAGCCGGAAGGAGAAAGGCCAGAATTACGGCAAAAGCGGCTATGTACAGCGGCATGTGCGGCCTCCTTTTGTCACTAAAAATGTCACGGGAAAACGCTGTATTCGCAACACTTCCCGTGGTTTTTGTCCTGAAAAATGTCATGCCATGTCGCCGAAATTGATTGCGGGAACATACTCGGTAAAGACTAGAAATGCCGGTTGTTGCAAGGATTCTCACACGGTTCAGTTGTTCGGGATTTCCGAACTACTTGGTTCCTCCTCCTCTTCCGTGCTGAACCACTTCCCACACTTCGGGCATTCCCACGTACTCTGCGGCCTCCAACTTCCCCATCCACCGCCCTTGTAGAGTAGCGGGATGTGACAGTGGGGGCATTCAGGGAGAGCCATGGCTATCTCGCTCAAGGGCTATCAACGCATTGTCTACCTCGTCTACGTGAATAAGGATGCCTTCCAATTCCTCTTGCGAAGGCATGCCGCCGTCAATGGCTTCATCGATGCAGTAAACCAGGGCGTTGAACTGTTCCCGCAGATTCTCAATGGGGGTCATTCTCGCACCACCTAACATTCCCCCTCTTTGTCAGACTCTCTCCTCAAGAGGTGTCCATGTAGGGGGCAGGTCTCCATGTACACAAACACGCCTTCAACTCCCATGTATCCCCTACCGTGACAGTTGTCTATCACAGGGCAGGTGCATCCCATTGCTATAGCTTCGTCACTGCCTGGGTTAGGCGGTTCACCTCCCCGTACTCCCAAAGCCACCCTCTCCTCTCTCTGTCTCGTCCAGCTCCTCCACCTCCCGGAACTTGGGGTACAGCACGGGAGCTACCACCAACTGCGCTATACGGTCGCCGGGGTTGATGTGCCGGTGGATTTCATCCAAATTGGTGATGATTACTTTCACCTCGCCCCGATACTCGGAATCAATCGTCCCCAGGTGAACCAAAAGCCCCCGCCTCGAAATTGAGGAGCGGGGGCGGATCTGGCCTTCGGTGCCGTGGTCGAGTGCAAGGGATATTCCGGTGGGGATCGTTAATGTCTCCCCGGGGCAAATCCTAATTCGTTCCGGCCCGGGATAGGTGAGGTCGGCTCCGGAATCTCCGGAGTGTTTGCGGGAGGGAAGGGTGGCATCTGGGTGTAAGAGTTTTACGTTAATCATGCCTCGACCTCTTCGAGCCTCACCGACGCCTCGGCTCCACATTCCTCACAGCGATATTCAAGTATTTCTCTATCTTCGTCCCACGCCCAAACGACCATGGGGCGTCCGCAGAAAGTACATGTCAGGTCAGGCCAGACCCGACCCTCCCATGATGGGGGTGTCTCTTCAGTGGTGTCTTCCGTGGTATCTTCCGTGGTCTTCCGTGGCGAAGTAAAAGCACAGCTCTCTGCCAGCTCCCTTTCCGCAAGCTCCACTTCTTTTTGCAGATAGTGCAACGCCTTGTTGAGGTCCACCAGGCGATCCGGGCTCTTCCGTCCTGCCCTGCAGATGTACTTGAGGACGTTCCCAAGGTAGTAATCCACACCCCATGCGTCGATCACGTCCCAAGGCTGTAAGTCGCTGAAGCTGTAGTGTGCGGGGCATTTGTCACGAGTCATACTTTTCTCCTCTCGCTTTTGTAATAACGGCATTCAGCCTATCCACCAAGCCAATAGGTACATCGTATTCGCTCCAGTAGGCGGCGCACTCCTGGAGTTCGAGGAGCATGGAGAGCATTTCCGGAGCGGCGGCGATGAGGCGGGCGTTTCTTTAGGATTGAAACCGCATAGGGCTCTATCTCACAAAAAGCAACGGGCTCGATCCCGGCCCATTCCGCTGCCAGATCAAGCCCGCCGATTCCGGAGAAGAGGGATAATGCCCTCATTTCCTCCTCCCGTACGGCTTCGGGATCTCCCGCCACGCTACGACCTCCGGACAATCCGCATTCCGGAACCACCGACATTTCGCATCATCCCAGAAAGCCTTTTCAATCCGCTGCCCGTATCCACGCCCTTTTTCAGTCGTCACCAAGTACCAATCTTTTCGTGGCGGATCTTCCCCATGGTGCTCATACATCCAGCCTTCCGGGTCCTTGGAGGAGGGCAATATCTCCGCATACGCTATGCACCTCTCCGCTCCCCATGAAGGATGCAGATCCACCTTGAGCTTCCCGTCATTTCGCACGAGCGTCAGGAGCTTTCCAACCGGAATTTCAATCCCCATAGCCTCGCAGGGAGTCCATTTTATTTTTGCCATCACGCCACCCCCCCTCTCACAACTTCAAGCCCCAAGTCCTCCACCTCACCTTTAGCTCGCTCCGCCAATATCTGCGCAGAGCACCGGAGGTGGAAATCCATCACCTGATCGCCAACTACCCGCCGGACGTAGCTACCTTCGATTTTTTCGCCGCAGAGAGCGCAGGTTTTCATCCTAAAAGCTCCCTCAAGCGCTCGGGCCGCTGGTTGACTATGATTGACCAACGATCAATTCCATACTCTCGAATCTTCCGGCAGTGCCATTCTTTTTCCATTCGATCTTCCAAATCCGGCGGGAGCTTTTGTCCCCGTGGAACCAGCATCTTTTGCCCCTTCTTTGAAAACTCGCCGCTTTTAAGTAAAGACTTTCGATTCGCCCAGTTCGGGCCCTTCATGTAAGTGCGGCATCGCCCTCCGGAGTCCAAAACGCCAACCTTGACAAGCCTCCCGAGCGGATATGTAAATGAGTGCGTAGTTGCCCCAAACTCTTCCGCAAGGTCTTTTGCCGCAAAGCTCTCTCTGGATTCCGCAAAAAGAAGTATTTTTTCCGCAAACTGGCATCTCATACCATGCCGCCTCCGTCCTCGAACTCCTTTACCTGACGAACATGCCCCGCTATCTGATCCCGAGTCATGTCCACGGGCATCACCAGGTAAACCAAATCATCCCCTCCCATGGTGAGCTGCCCGGTAGATGTGTGGTAGCGGATGGAAAGCTCGTCCTTCCCGAAGAGGTTCATCCCCTCCAAAACAAATTTCACGTTGTACGTTCGGGGTTGTATCGGGAGGTTGGAAGTTTTAGAAGTGTAACTTTCAAGGGCCATTCCTTCAGGGGCGAACCCTGCCATTTTGCCCCCCATAAAGAGTGCCATTCCCGTACCGCTCGCTACAAGGTCTCTAATCCTTTCTAAACACTTTTTGAACTCTTTTGCGTTCAGGGTTTCTTCTTCGTCCCGGATTGCCCCACGGAGCACCAGATTTTCATAGGCAGGGAACCGGGCATCAATTCGCCCTGTGGAAAACTCCAAGTCATCGCCCGCTCGAAAGATCACCGATGATGGAGTTGTCAAGACCTCCACCCGTTCAGCGTCCGATTCTCGCAGGATCTTCGCCACGTTTCGGGCCGCTTTCGTAGGGATCAGCAGATCGTGAGAATCCTCCGCCGGGAAGTTCGCTACCACGGATCGCACCACAATGCGCCGGATATCCGTGCTCGCTGTTTGTAGCAGATGTTCCGGGCTCCTGCGCATCAGCATAGCCCCAAGATACGCCGGGTACTCCTGGCCTTCAGATCCGGCCTTGCTCCCAATTTCTGCCGCCTCGATGAATTTATCCCGGTCGATTTCGCACCAAGGAGTTTCAGATCCTCGCTCGAAGTGTGGGAAATCTTCTTGCGGGAACAGCGTTATTTTATGGCGGCTCTTCCCGGCCCTCACGGTGGCAGAGTCCCCGGAAACATTGATCTCCATGAAGTCGCCGGAGGCGTTTTTCACAAGAGAGTCCAGCCGATCCGCAGGAAAAACAACCCTGCCGTGCTCGTCCGAAGAGGCTCCGAAGGCCCTTTTACGCACCGAAGAGCGCAGATCCGTAGCAAAAAGCGTTACTCCCTCGGCGCCGATTTCAAGGGCGACGGCGTTTTTTGCTATTCCGGCGCCTCCCTGAATCTTGTTGGCCATGTTCCATGCGTGCCGAAAACTTGCCAAGTCGTTTATGGTGATTTTCACGTGTCAAAATCCTCCTGTCGAAAAATAGGGGTAACCCATACTGCGCCATTTTGCCGATAAGGGGCCTCTCGTGCCCTACAAGGCCCCTAAAATTTTTTAGACGGGTGTTTTGTCGTCTCGGGGTAGCCTTGCGACCTTAGCGTGGATTTTTTGAGCCTGTAAGAATGCCAAGTCCTCTCCCCTTCTCGCTGAGCTATACGCTCTGCGAGTCCGTCATCACACAATTCTGTTAATGCTTTCCACGTCGCACCGTTGGAAACACTAGATCTTTCTGAGACCTCCCGAACCGTGCGGTATTCGTCTGAAACGAGTGATTGCAAAACTTTATCCTTTGCCGGCGGTCTTCTCGTTTCCTGAACCCCTCTCCCGCACTCGGCGCAGAAAAAAAGCCTCGTTCCGTCCACTTCAACGGCGAGGCTCTGCGATCCTGCTGCTATTTTTTTCTTGCACCAGAGGCATTCGAAATCCTCCGGTGCCGGGATTTTCTTGATTTTCGTCATGCGGAATCCTCCCATTCCAGCGTTATTTTTGTCTTGGGGTCCGGCCCGTAAATCTTACTGGCGGACACCTGCCATACCTGGGAATCATCGTGCCAGGCTATGCCGTTCAAGCAATCCTTCACGAATTTCACGAGATTGTCCGCATCCGGCTTTTTCGTGTGAGGAGATCCAAGAGCACTTTCACGCTTTTTCCGGCTCATGTATTTCGGCACGGGCATGTGAAAATCAATTTTCAGAATCCGGCTTTTTCGTGTGAGGAGATCCAAGAGCACTTTCACGCTTTTTCCGGCTCATGTATTTCGGCACGGGCATGTGAAAATCAATTTTCAGATCCACCGGAACCCCTGCTGGAATCGGGAGCATCGTAGCCTTTGCCCTTGACAGGGCAGAACTTGCACATAATATCCACGCTGATTCCTCCCGGCGCTGGTCGTTATAGGCCACCGGGAACTTGCCCCGAGTGGAAAACCTAGGTCGCTTTTTCGCTACGGGAACACCTGGGATCTCAATCTCAACCCGCATCATCCAACACGCTTCACCGCTGCGGAGCTGATTTCCGCAAGGGCTTTTTCTTGATCTGTCGCTCCTGGAAGGGCCTCCATGGACTCCAAGAATCGCCCGCTTTTTGCGTGAACTATTGTTCCCATCAGCGGGCGGAACTCCTCCATGGGGAGACCCTGCATTTTCCAACGGTGAATCTGAGATTTTTCGTCCCAGCCTTGGATATACCTGGGGACTGTTCCCCATCCCACGCCAGCTTTTACCCCAAGGGCATAGTGCTTTTCGAAGTCCTGCCGACGAAAAGGCAACACATCGTTTGGTGTTTTGCACAGTTCCTCCCACCCGCCTACTCGCTCAAGGGCGTAAATTATTGCGGGATCGTCAAAAACGAGGGACTGCGTGTATCCGTATTTTGCCATGCAGTGAGTAACCATCTGCCACGCCATCATCGCCCGCTCCTGCATGGTGCCCTCAATGCGGGACACGATATCCGAAGGCCTTGGGGCATACTGGCTTTCTCGGTGGTGGGCCTCAAGTGCCCGCTCGATTACGAGGACCGGATACTCTCGAAGAGCGTTAAAAACAAGCTCCATAGTGCGTTTCGTGAGCTTCCCGGCTTGCCCGTAGGCCGAGTGGTAATCTCCCCAGAGTTGGTAAAACGCTGATTTATCCTGTTCTGTCACGGTGTATCACCTCCGCATCGATTGTTTCCCCCTCGTGCGCCCATTGGCTGAAATCCGGGTTATCCCGGAGGGCCATGGAGCCCGAAGATTTCCGGTTGTCGTACTTGCCCTCCTGGATCTTCACCCGGTTCGAGGGCTTGCAAATCCACTCCATGTCTGCCAGAAACGGCTTGTCTCGCCCCTGTGAGGGCTCAACCTTTCCCGTGAGAAAGTCCGATTTTTCGACTCGGGAAAAGAATTCCCCGAGAGCGTCAAAGCTTGGGTTCTCCCGCCAGAAGGTGCGGATATTCGCCTTTCTCGCATCCGTGAGCTTTGCAACTTTGGGGAGCGACGGGCATTTTTCGTGAAACAGCTCCACGATTTTTTGATACGGCACTGGGGGCGATTTCGCCGGGGGCTCTTCCGCGTTAGCGGGAGAGTGAGCGCCCGAATCAGGGCGCAAATTCCGGTTCACCTCCTGCTCCTGCTCCTGCTCCTGCTCCTGCTCCTGCTCCTGCTCCTGATTAGGTATAGCCTTTCGAAAGCCTTCCCCGAAGCCTTCCCTAAAGGCTTTAGCAAAGGCTTTCCCAAACTCTTGTGAATACTGGGATGCTGACATTATCACTTCTCGTAAAAGCTCACATTCTGGCAATAAGGAGACCACCGAAAACCAGCTTTTTACGACGTTCGGGCTCTCGGGTTTGTTGTACTTCAGAAAATTTGGAGCCCATATCAGCGAGGCTCTTTCGTCGATCTTTATCATTCCCTTGGCGATTAGCGGGGAAAACGCCTTTTTGCAATCTTCCGCAGACCATCCAATTTCGATGGCCAGCCCCGGAAGAGATGCCCGCATAGCTCCCAGGGCCGTCATGTGCGGATGTGTCAAAACGAGGAAAAACGCCAGCTTGGAAGAGTCTGGCAAACTCCTGTATTTTGCGTCATTCCATATCCTCACGTCGATTTTCCGGTATCTGCTGGCCATCGTAACCATCTCCTATCTGGCCTCTAAAACGGGATATCCGCATCCTCTTCGGGAAGGTTCCCCGAAGCCTCTTGAAAGCCTTCCTGAAAGCCTTTACCAGAGCCTTTCGAATGGCTTTTTTCTCCCTTATCGCCACCACCAAGAAACTGCACCGTCTGGGCCACAATCTCGGTGGCATAGCGCTTTTGGCCGTCCTTTTCGTAGCTTCTTACGGAGATGCGGCCCTCCACGATAACAGCGCTGCCCTTGCTCAAATACTTCTCGCAGTTTTCCGCTTGCTTGTCCCAGACCACCACCGGGATGAAATCCACCTCTTCTTGCTTTTGGCCGTCCCTCATCCACACCCGATTTACGGCAACGGCCATTTTTGCGACGGCGGTTCCCGAGTTCGTGTACTTCACCTCCGGGTCTCTCGCCAGGTTCCCGATGATGATCGCTTTGTTGAATCCTCGTGCCATTTTTTAAACCTCTTTCCCGTCCTGATAAACTCCAAAAATTTCATCATATCCGCTATTCCGAAACGTAGGGCCGTAAAAGTTCCCAACTCTTACGGCCCTTACTGTTTCCCCTCTATGTTCAAGAGATCTTACTTTTGCGCTCTCTTTTGCGCGCTCTTTCCTTGCGGACTGCGTTGTAACCTCCTCCTCTCACAAGTGCCTTGGAGCGAACAACGAGGTCTTCCAGTCCGCTCCCCCCGAGGTCGATCCTGCCACCTTTTGAAATAATGAAGATCCGCAACGCCGCCCATGTTGCTCCTGTTGCGGTGGATCTCTTGAGCGACAATGCTGCCCGGTACATCCTTACGAGTTCTTTGGGGAGAGCGGGTTTTCCGTCTCCCCATGCTTCGGTGATGGTCATGCGGTTGGCTCCATTTCAAGCATCTTGCGGTACTTGTTCACCAGGTACACCTGTCCTTTCCCGGTTACTTTCGGGGTTCTGGTGATGCGAATACTCCCATCCGGATTATTTACGGTGCGCTCCTTTATTTCAAAAAGCCCAAGTTCCATAGCTTTTTGGGTGGGCATGTTCCGGGAGTCCCCTCCCTTCATGAGAAAGCCGTCTTCCCGAAGGATGCGGAAAAGTCGGTTCTGTCCCACATCGACACCGTTCTGCTTGAGGATTTTTGCAAGTTCGTTTACAAGAATGGATGTTTTGCTGGTCTCCACGGTTTCCGCAAAGAGCACCTTCGGCCTGTCCTGCGCCACTCGTTCAGCAAGCGATGCCCGTTCTTTTTCGAGGGACGCCGCAAGCTCCAGGGCTTCCGCAAAGCTGCCGGGGATCTGGGATGAATATTTGTTTTTGAGTTCATCCTCCATGCGGTTGAAGGCGGCTATGTAGGCCTCTTTGAACTGCATGGCTTTTTTCCCGGTGTAGCCCATGGCGAGAAGAGTGAATCCGTCACGGGTGATGAGGTAAATAGGAAATTCCCTTTTTGCTCCATTCCCTGTCTGGGCTTCTTCGAACGACTCGCCAAAATTGGAGAGTCGAAACTCGTCCGAACAATCCAAGCCTCTTATATCCCGCAAAACTTTGTCGTGTGGTTTTTCAAACACCCTCGCCACATCCCGAGAGCTGACCACCACCCTGTCATTCTGTACAAAAATCCCGAGTTCTTTCATGTCGTATCTCCTCCTGAAAAGATAAGCCCCTCCGGAGAGGGGCCATTGTCATGCTGGCAGTTCCATTTCTTCATCATCGAACAGCGTCTTTTGTCTGGATTCGTGGTCAAGCGTTCGTAGGAACTCCACCGACTGCTCCCAGTAGGAACGCTTGAGCTCTATCCCGAGTCCTCGCCGCCCGCACTTGACTGACTGGTATACCTCGCTACCGATCCCGCAGAAAGGGGTGAAAACCAGCTCCCCCGGATTGCTCCAAAGCATCACGGCCCTTTCGATAACCCCAAGCTGTAGCGGGCAGATATGGCGCTCGTCGTTGTCTTCTCTCGCCAGTCGGTAATTCAGGGTATCTGTCTGTACAATGTCGTCCCACACAGGAGAGGCCCATTTCTGCCACCGGTCAACCGGGAAGCTCTCTTTGGTGTGAGTCACAGGAACCTTGTTTTCTCCTGGCTTCCGGAACGTCACCAGATAGTCCGGCACTCCCTGACGGCTCATGGTGCTGTCTTTCCGGAGCTGTTTCCAGAGGAGCCCCAGAGCCTTGGTGCGTTGCATCGCCACAACCGGATCTTTCCAGATGCAGACCTCCGAGTGAAAAAGGAACCCCTCGTCCTGGAACCACCGGATAATGTCTCCTCGAAAGTCCCGGAGCGCGATTTCCCCAAAGGACTGCTTCGACAACGGGAGATTCATGCAATGCACGCTGACATTCCGTCCGCTTTTCAGGATTCGGAACAGTTCTTTTATCAGGAATTTGAAATGAGACTCAAAGCTCTCATATGTTGGGTTGTTCCCCATGTCCCGCTCGTTGTCGCTGTAGGTATAGAGCGAAGAAAACGGAGGGGAGAACACGGAAAAATCTATGGATTCATCCGGGAGTCTTGCGGACTCCTCTACGCAATCCCCGAAAATCACCTCCCACCTTTCACCCTTGGCGTGGTCGGTCATGTAGAACGCCTCCTTTTTTTCGTTGTCGTTGATGTTCTGAATCTGCATGGCTTTCATGCTTTTGACGGCGTTGTCCCAGAGCATGGAAACTTCCGACTCCTTCCGTCGCACGTTGTCGAGGACAGCCTTTTCCTTCTCGCCGATGACCACATGCACGTTGACGGCACTTTTCTGTCCAAACCGCCAGCATCGGCGTATGGCCTGGTAGAACTGTTCGTAGCTGTGCGAAATCCCGCAGAAGGCCACGTTATGGCAGGACTGCCAGTTCATGCCCCACCCCGCTATGGAAGGCTTTGTGACAAGCACCCGGATCTCTCCACGGGAAAAAGCGAGAAGTGATTTTTCCTTATGATCCGAAGAGTCTGATCCCTTGACCTCCACGGAGTTGGGTATTGCCTTTTTCAAGGCGTCGGACTCTGCGTTGAAGTCACACCATATGATCCACTGGTCCGTATCCCCGTTCGCCATGTCTGCGCATATAGCAACCCGTTCTTCCATGCTGCCCTTCCGGGCTGCCCGCTGTTCGTTCAGGGAAAGCGCCTCCGCTGCAAAAAGAGATCCTTCGTCAGGATCTGCCTCTAATATCTTCGTGTGCATGTGCATTGCGGGAAGCACAAACCCGTCGTCTTCGTGCCCTATATCGGAGGGCATTCTCACCACCATGGCCCATGTAGCAACCCACTCCCAGAACTTTTCCTGAGCATGGCCCTTGAGCCGCCAGCTTGAAGTCCGTGCAGAGTCGTGGATAAAAAACGTTGCCAGCATTTGCATTCGTGGCATGACGTTCAAGAACTCCGAATGGTTCCCAAGCTCCATGAAATCGTTAGGCGCTGGGGTGGCAGAACAGCACAGCTTATACGGCGTGGACGCGAAGGATTCCGTAAGCGTCTGGCGTGTCTTCCCGTCAAGAGCTTTCAGTATTGAGGACTCATCCAGAACAACCCCGGAAAAGGACTCCGGGTTGAACTTGTGGAGCTTTTCATAGTTGGTCACGTTGATTCCGGGGAATACGTCCTTTTGAGACTCCACGACTCGCACTCCCGGAATGTCGAACTTCTCCGACTCTGCCAGCGTCTGTTGAGCAACGGCAAGGGGAGCCAACAAAAGCACGGCTCCCCCAGTCTTCTCCGCTATGATTCTGCCCCACTCTAGCTGGCAGATTGTTTTCCCGAGTCCGCACTCTGCGAAAAGTGCGGCTCTTCCTCTTCTCAAGGCCCAGAGGACCATGTCTTTCTGGAACTCCATCAAATTCTCATTGAGCCCTTCCCGAGGGAACCGGAACCCTGCATCCTCAATTCGAAACCGCTTTGATTCAAGGAACTCTTTGTACTGGCCCATCCGCTATGCCCCCTCTGGTTTCGGCTCCCCAGAGAGCGAAAGCGTTTCTTCGTTCGGATTGCCGGCATTCTCCTCGTTTTCATCGTCCCCGTCATCGTGCGGGGTAATGTCGTAAATGTCCTGCTCCTCCTGCATGTCATCATCTGCGGTCACGTGCTTGATAGCCCCGTCCATGGACTCCGCATACTGAATGTCCGTGGAGATGGGGAGGTACTTCCAGATAGCCTTGAGAAGCGTTTTTTTCGCCATGGCCTCGGGGTCAGTCTTCCAAGGGCTGCTGTTGCTGTTGAAGGACATGGAGAACTTGCGCCCATGAGCAAGCACCTTTTCCCAGGGCCACACGTCAAAGGCGTATCCTCCGTTGGTGAACTCTGCCAGGGCGTATACATATACCGGCTTTCCCGGATCTGCCTCGTTCGACTCTTCGTGTTCCAGAACAGCGTGGAGCCCCTTGGAGTAATGGAAGTGATCCTTCTCCTTCACAACCTCCGCAAAGATCCTCTTGATGCGCCCGGAGCGATACGCAAGGTCGATGCCGCCCTTATACCCAAGCTGAAACTGCGCCTGTCCCTTGTAGGGGATGATGTAGCACTGCCCGAGCTGAGGGGAGAGATCCAGGCCAAGAGCCGAGGCGGTCATGAGCGCCCCGAGGATGCTCTCCTGGGAACACTTCTGAAGATTCTTGTTGCTCGAAAAGAGCGTAAGCATCTGCCGGGCGTACCTCTCGGCGTTCTTCTTGAGGTGCGCCGGAAGTGCTGCGGAAATTTCAGACTGGAACTTTGCCAGGGTGTTTTTCATGGCCGTCTTCGGCCCTACCTTGCCGCTGTTCTGTGCTCGCTCCATCAGTGCGCTGTTCGATCCGTTTACGCTTGCCATTACGCCACACTCTCCTTTTTCTTCTCGTAGGGAGCGAAGGAAAATCGTCGTTTCCCCTCGCTCCGGTATTTTTCTGCGATATCCTCAGTTGCTCCAAGATGTTCCGCTACGGCCTTCCATGACACCGATCCTCTTGAGTTCTTCCATGTGGCAATTCCCCGGATTCCCTCGTGTTCGCCGATGAGAGCCAAGAGCTTATTTTCCAAGCCTTTTTCTTCGGACTCCGCCATCTTCCGATTCTGACGGGCGGTGTAGAGCATTTCGGCCAGCATTTCAGCCTCTTGCGTTGGCTCCATGAGATCAAGGTTGCTCTCGGGGTAGATGCTTGAGGGGTTATCCTCGCTGAGTAGGGGGGGAGGGTTCCCGGTCAACACGTGGTTTTCCCAGAATTCCCGCTCTTTTTCGATGAGGAGATTGATAAACTCATCGTCCCGGGGGACTTCCTTGTGGATGAACTTGTTTCCTCCGATGAGTACCGCCGCATAGCAGGACTCCCACCGCATGACCTCTATATAGTGCTGGATCTGGCAGTAATACACGTCCGGGATGCTATCGCCCTGCCAGTGGTCTTTCATGTACTCGGAGGTGGTCTTGATTTCCAGCCCCTTGTTTTCCCCGACAATTACCCGGTCAACGTTGGCAATCATCCAGGGGTATTCGTGGTGCACAAAGATAGCGTTTTGTCTGCGGGTCTTGAGCCCCGCTACCTCTCGGAACCGATCCGCCACGATGTCTTCCAGCTTTCGCCCCCAGTACATAGATTCGCTGTCCCGGTCGTAGTCAGAGATGCCTACTTTGTCTTGCCAGACGCTGTAAGGGGTTCCCCACTTTGAGAGCCCGAGAATGGCGGCCACGTCGGAGCCTCCGAGACCTACCCTCCGGGCCTGCTTCCACTCCTCGTAGCTCATGCGCAAGGTGGATATTTTGTTCATCATCCACTCCTCCTAACTTCCCATTCAGTCCAAAAGTCAGCCACGCTGAAACACTCTCGATACCAGCCGGGAAAGCGAAAAACCGCCAGCTTCTGGCGGCCCGTCGTCCATTTTTCGAGGGTTCCGCGCTTCTCTCTGGCCGGCGACTTGCCCGATCCACGGCGCTTCGGAATCAACCGATACTCCCCGCCGAGGATGGTGGGGAGATGTTTTTTGTTAACCTTCGAAAGCATCTCTGTACTCCTCCTCTCGCGGACAGCCGCTGTCAGGCTCCCAGTTCCACTCACAGATCGTACCCATGTAGCTGTCGTGTTGCACGAACGGGCAGCCGATGCAGAATTCCTCTGCATCCTTTGGAGAATTCATCGTGTTCTGATATAATTTGTCTTGAACAATGTCCCAGCTCGTCACGCTCATTTTGATTCCTCCTTTGATGCCTCGCCCCTGCCCGGGCGGGGCCTTTCTATTTCCTCTCCGATCTCCATAGCCTCCCCGAGAAGCAGAATCCTCCGCACCTCTCGGTTCAGGTTATCCCCGTCGCACGCTGCCCGAATCAGGCATTGGTGCATTTCCGATAGCACTCTGCAACACCTCCTCGAAGTCCGTCGTTGCCTTCTTCTGTGCCTTCTTCAGACACTGCCCGTCACAATCCGGGAAGCCGTTCACCATGAAAACGTGGGGGCATTTCCCGCACATGTCAGATTCGCCCCTTGAGAAACATACGCCGCCTGAAGGCCCGGCGGATCTGGTAATCAGTCCAGATCAAGGCCGCCGTAATGGAAGCGGCGGCGAAGATGAAAAGTGCGCCGATGATTCGATAGAGCATTTTTACCTCCTCCTAAAACTCACTGGGGAGCGTCCTCTCTTTCAGGATCTCCCGGACTTTCCACATCTCCAGTTCGGGTACGAGTTCGTTCCCGAGAAGCTGCTCAATATCGCAATCGTAAAACGTGGCGAGCTTCTGGAGTTCCTTCTTTGTTGGGGATTCTTTCCCCTCTTCCCAGTCCCTGATTTTCCTGATGTACGTTTTCATGCACCGGGAGACATCGCCAAGGGTTTTCCCGGCGGCTTGTCGCTTTACCCACAGGAGTGCTCCAAGTCGAGTCATGTCCCTACCTCCTCACAAAATCCAGCCGCCCGGTGCCCCGGCTCCAGAGCCTCCGAATATCCATCCTGCGCCGCTTTCGAAAGATCCTCATCACCATTCCCCTGTCTCACGTTCCCGTGTGATTTTTTTGT